CCATCAAATGCCATCGAGTAATTTGAAACTTTGTCCTTATTAAGATTCTCAGGCATTAAAATTTGAGGTGTTTGATAGGTTGAACTGTCCCCCATGCGATACCATGCAACTGGAGGTGTGCTTAATGTACTTAAATCAGTTGGAGTACCTAAATTCCAAATTGAAGCAATATCAGTTAAGGCAGTATCCCAAATTGCAACCTCATCAATACCTCCACTCATTGTATAACTTGACCAAGGCGAATGACCTATATTAAGGTTTGAAGTATTTATATTAATACTTGATGGTACTGTAATGGGTTGATGTGTCCACCCTATGTCCGCACCATCAATATATAATTTTAATCTTGGCACTGGTACTGTCCCACCAATAGCACCTGATTGTGTCCCATCATAGACTATTGCAATATGATGCCACACGCCATTAGTTATATAAGTACTAATTGATCCATTAATACATTGACCACCATCTACTAAACAATATAAATAACCACTACCTGATGTTGTACTATATAATTCAAATCTTTGACTTGCACTAAAATACATACTAAATAGTGAATTAAAATCATCAATTAAATCAAAATTAACCCATCCTGATACTGTAAAAGAATCTGTATTGCTTAATGCAGATATATTGCCACAATCTATTGTGTCGTCCATTCCATCAAATGCTAACGATTTGGTGTTAACGAATGGAATGACACCCCCACCCATTAAATTTCTAGGACATGGTTGCACCTGAGAATTAATAAACCCAGTATTTATATTGTCTCTTTTTACAATACTCATTTATGTTGGCTCTTTAAATGTGATATTAAATTCAACAGTTCCTGAAGTTGTGCCTCCCGCAACATAATTGATTCTGACTTCTGTCCATCCAAAATAGTTTCCATCGACTCCAGTGTCTAGAGTTATGTTTTCAACATCTGTTGAATAAGATTTCCATGATGTTCCATCATTACAAACCTGAATTGTATATGTTGGACTACCTCCAGAGACACCAGTCTCAGTGCATTCCAATGACCACACATGGTCATATTCAACACTCATTGCATCTGATGTGGCATCTGATGTGGCATCTGTTAGTGATCCGAAAGTGAAAGTTATAGCATTTACACCCATGACATTTTATTTTTATTACATCCATTAAAATCTGGATATGTTGTTAAATTATTATTTATATAGCATTGTATTGATTGATATGATTCAATGCCTCGATTGAATTGTCTTGTCAATCCATAATGTGTTGATTTAATTACAACAGAGTTCTCTGAATCCATCACTGATGTTCCTGATACTGTCTGTTTATATTTCTGGTCTCTTAACCAATAAAATCTAATCATTGATTTAAGCATATCAACCATCCCATAAGAATGTAATGCATAAGAGCCACAACAACATGAGACCAAATCACTGTCACATATTGCATTGTAAAAGTTTAAATAAATTAATGTTTGTGGGACATCTCTCCCATCAACATCTGGCAACAAATCTGCCTCAAAACTTGGCAACATTTCACAACCTAACAAGTCAGTCATGATGTCTGTTGTCCATGAATCAATATAGTCTTGGAAATCATCCTCACCAAATTTGTTCATGGAGACATTCCATCTTCCTTTAAAATCACTTGTTAATACTAAATTCATTTTAAGTCAATTAAAAAGTCCCACCCAAATGAATGGGACTTTGATTTTAGTTGTGTTCTTATGGTTGAGTTAATGCAGTAATGGCCGCAGAAATACTTGTACATCTTAAAAATGCGTTTGCGTTCACATTACGGATCACAAATGCTTTTCTCAATGTTGCTCTCAATCTGATTCTGTCATGTAAAAAATCATCTGCATGTTCAGATGCCATGTCAAGTGACAAGTTTCTGAAATCATATACAGTTCCTTTACTTGAATCTAAAATATACAAATCATTTTGGTCAACTAATGATGAGGTGATGATTTGCATACCATCAACCATCAATTCTCTTTGGCTCATATACATTGGAAATAGATACTGACCTTGAGCATCCTTTTCTAACATCATTGCAGTGTAATCAGTTGGATTCATTAACACTACATTTGGTTGATATGCATTGTTTTGACCTGAATTTTCAACCTGAGTTTTACCAACTTTAATTACATCAAAGATTGTTGGAGTTGGAATTGCAGTTGCAAATGCACCCGCCACCCATGTTTGTGCAGCAGTTGTCACACCCGCTAAGATGTTAACATCATTTTGAAGTAATACATTTTCTAATAAAAAGTTTTTCACTTCACTTTCAATGAATGCATAATCTTCCATAGCCTCTGCACAAATTGGAATTGAGTCAGCAACCTTTGTGAAAGTCACAGAATATTCCTTCCAGTCAATGTCAGATTCTGGAATTTCACCACATTCAGCAACATTGTCTGCACTTCTGGTGATGGTGTTTTGATCCCAATAAGTGATTGTACCTCCTGATTCAGTTCCAACACTACCATGTGCGAATAAATCATCTAAGAAATTTTTTCTCACTGGTTGTTTTCCAATACCTGAAATGTAATATGAGGCAGTTGAGTTGATTACATCTGCACTGGTCACATCCTTAACAACAATCTCTCCTGTGCCTGATGCATTTCCAAGTTTTAAAGAATTGATTTTCTCCTTTGAATTTGCCCATGCATTTTTGATTGCATCAGAAAATGTTAATGGTTTTCTGTTTTCATTTGCAGTTTTAACAGTTGCAATTTCCTCACCTTGAGTTTTGGCAATCTCTGTTAATTTTTCTAACTCTGTTTTTAAGCCATCAACAATCTCTGATGATGCTTTTTGTTCAATTGATTCAAGGATTTCATTGTTTTTTTTCTCAATCCTATCATTAATCTCATCAATGGTTTTTTTAATTTCCTCCATTTTTTTGATTTTAAAATTTATATTTTAATTGTTTTTAAAAGTTCAACCAATTTTTGATTGTCCTTTGTAGAATCTGACTCATCTTTTTGAGATTCTTTTTGGAATGGCTCATAGTTAACAAGTGATTCAAATTGTTTAGTAATTTGCATTAGTTCAACCTCAAAGAGTTGATTGTATTTTTCATTATAGTTGCCATCTTTTAATGCCTTGATGAATGTTTCCATCCTTTGTTTCAACTGATCCAGACACTTATTGACATCATCTTGAGACTTTAATGCAGACAAATTTGGTGTTTCTGAGTTTGCACCAAAGGTCACAAAGCTACCCTCCCAAAGTTTGACCTCAGTGATTGACCAATATCCACCAATTGACTTGACCAATTCATTGTCTGTCTTGGTCTTGTCAACCTCAATGAATGTTGTTTTGTCTTGGATGTAATTAAAGCCAATTGAATGCTCTCTTATAATGCCATCCTTATACATTCTTAAAGCATTCTCACCATCATCATGAGTACCAAGTTCACTCTCAAAATATAGTCCTTTAGAATCCTCATTTAATGCTTTTAACATTCCCACTGGTCTGGTCACATCATGGAATGCAAGGTGACTGATTTTTCTGTTGGATGTGGATTCAACTCCATGCTCTTGAATTGACTTGGTGAATGCACCTCTCATTATCATGTCCGCATCAGAATCAACATTGTTGAATGATGCAAAATAACCTTTGACAATCCTTGAATCTGTGTCAACATCCTTAATCTCAAGTGATGTTGATTTGTTTGTGTACCCTTTTTTCATAGTCTCATTTTTATCTTTGTTATCCCATTGTGAGTTGCAAAATGCATACCTCTGGTCACTGTCAGCAAAGTCAGTCATTGCCTCTGGATCAGTCATGCACCGATCCAGAAACTCATCTCTATTTTCGTTTTCATTCGGTGTTGGCATCTCCTACAATATTTTCTGCCTCATCCTCACTGAGATGATAAGACATCATTAATGATTTAACTTTTTGGTCTTGAGTCAATTGTGACTCTAATATTTTAACATATCCCTCAGCATTTTTGAAATCAGTTTCTGCCTTGAGTTTCTCATCCTCAAATAAATTTGGTACATGAGATTTATCAATGCTTATTTTATATGTGGCATTGTCTTTTTTATTATAAGATGGCACAATAAACTCATTTAAACCCCAAACAATTTTCTGGAGTGAGGGAATTACTGCCTCAGTATAAAGAGATTTGGTTGCCTCTTTACGATTATTATATGTCTTATTTGCCGGATCATTGAACAATGATGAGTCAACACCATAGAGATTGCACAACTGTCTCAACTTAACAACACCAGATTCAATCAATTGCAAGTCTGTTGGACTCATTCCCATTTGGATGTATTCAACAGATGCATTTGTTGTGATGATTTTGCCAAATTTATTTGCACCTGAAATTCTTTTATCAACTGCCTTTTGGATTTCTGATGCCTCCTCAGAGTCCAAAGGATAGTCACCTTTATTAGTCAACAATCCTGATGCACCTTTGTTTGCAAGGATTGAACTCTCAGCAATGTTTAATTCTCTGGCAGATTTCATTGATAAATACCCCGCATGAATTGGTGACAATCCCCACCCTGTTTGCACACCATAATCTGTTGGATTAAAGTATTTAATATGCTTAATGTGGTCAGCACTAATTGGTCTGTAAACAGTATCATTTTGATATATATATTGTGATATGTCAACACCATCATTTGTTTGTGCCAACTGAATGTCCATATACTGTGGAGGTAATAATGCAAGTGATGTGTAGATGTCACCAAAACCAACTGACTCTTGACCAGTCAAAAAGATGTTGCCACTGGTTAATAAATTAGTTAGTGCATTCTCTTTAAATTCATATTGATTTTGATTCTTATTTGGTTGCATGATGAGGTCAAACAACTCACCAGATGTTTGCAATTCATACTCATCATCTGTGACCTTAAAGACTTGTAATTGCATTGATGCACCAGTCTGTGAAATTTTCCTAATGATTGCATAAAGGTCGGTTACTTGGGCATAACCATCATTTATTAATTCAGAGACATTGGATTGATTATGGTTGTAAGAATCATTTTTTAAATTCAGTAGTGAGGCACTTGACCATGAATATGATTTTGATCCAGAAAACAATCGTTTTAAAATCCCTTTTTTTTCAGCCATTTTGAGTAATTAACAATAGATTTTTTTCATTTGAGTTGGATTTAATTTCACAAAATAAACGAAAAATAAACATCAATCAATGGTGCATTGTAATAAAGTTATTAAACACTAATACACCAAACAAGGTGCATGGATGGTGCATTGATGCACCTTAACCAACAAAGATTTTTTGCCTGTTTAATCTATCAAATCCATATCTGAATGAGTCACATAAATGATTGTAAGCATCACATGGAACTCCAGATTTTTTGTCATTCCAAACATAGTTGTTGAGTTCTTTGACAAGATTATTGGACTCACCACATACAATGATTTTATAAGAGTGAATGTCTGTGATTCCTTTTTTGATTGATCCCGCACCCTTGACACATGGATGAATATTGAAACCGCCTTTATTTCGGATGTCATGAATCAACCTTTTTTCTGAGTTGTCTGCAATGATTAAATCATTTGATTTGGCTCTTTGTCTGAGTGCATTGATGATTCCATCTGTTGACAATTCTTTTTGAAATAAAACCTCCTGAATATAAAAGAGTTTTTTCTTTTGGTCAACACTTACTTTTGTCATGGCAGTTTCATCAGGATGAAAACCAAAGTCAAGACCAAAACACCATGCAAGTGAGTTGTCCCATTGACCACGTTCCCAGTTGTCATATACAACACCCTCTGCCTTGTCAAGCCATCCGCCAATATAATTGTGATAATAATGTTTAGGATTCTCAACCTTGACTCTGTTTGCTTTGTTCACCCATCCATCAGACAAATATCCAAGATGTTCCGCAAGGTGATATGTTGAATGGATATGCTCAACCTCATCCATGTTGCTCACAACAACTTTGTGTCCCATGCAATTCATTTGAATGTTGTTTGGCTCAATCCATCTTTTGTAAATGAAATGTTCTTTGGTTGTTGGATTCTGAATCCAAATGACTCTGTTGTGTCTGTTGTTGGCTCTGATGGAATCATCTATCTTGTCAAATGCTCTCTCATCATTAAAGTCCTCACCCTCCTCAATCACCCATGTTGTTATGCCTGACAATGATTTCAAGTTGGCAGTCTGGTCTCCACTGGATGTCTTGATGCCACTAAATAAAATGAATGATCCGGTCATTAGATTAACAATCTTAGACTTTGTAATGTAAAATTGGTCAGTGATTCCAAGTCTGTCAAGGACACCAACAAACTCAGGAATGATTGATTTGTGTGCAGATGTCATTGTGTATCTGGTGAACAATATACCATGACCAGTTTCAAATGTAAGTCTGGCAATGAAGTCATGAACTGTTGTGGACTTGAGTGATGCTCTGCCTCCAGTCACTAAGTAATACCGTTTAGATGAGGTGTAAAGGACTTTAAATTGATTTGGGACTTGACTCATGCAATGGCAAAAATAAACACTATAAACAAATAAATTGAGAATGCATACAGGCCATAACTATCAAGCCAATATATTATCTTGTCTCTCATTGTTTTAAGACCTCAGTATCAATCCATGAGATTGGAGGTATTGACAATGCTTTATCATCACTGGTAATGTCCATTTTTGTTTTCTCGATC